GCCGACATGTCAAATGTGAGGGCTGAAATTACACTTCCGCCATCAATACCTTGAAATATCATGTCTTTATCAGACTGCCTAGCTTGAATGTAAAAGTTATCTGAACTACCGAATACCCTCCCAAACTCAGTGCCGCTATTTTTAAAAATTACATCTGCACCACCTGCATCAAGATTAATGTCTCCTGCAGCGTCTAGTGTTAAATCGCCTGAACTTACGTCAATTTCATTACCATCTATTGTAATGTTATCAACCACTACCCCTGCGTTTGCTGTTACCACACCCCCTGCTGCTATCGTCCCCGATATGTCAGCATTACCGTTGATATCTATTGTGGTAGCGTTAATTTCAATTTCGGTATCCGAAACTAGGTCCAGAACCCCATCAGCACTCTGATGTATGTAAGTTCCAGAATCACCAAACTGTAGTTGCCGTGTGCTATTGAGCAATATTCCAGTGTCAGCAACGTGGGTAAGCGTAGTATCCTGATCATCACCTAGATTAATTACCGCACCATCAGCCAAGAAAATATCAGAAAACTCAAGAGAAGTTGTACCCAAAGCTGCTCCATCGGAGGCATCAGGAACAAAAGCCGTAGTTGCTGTAATCGTGGTTCCTTGGATAGTGCTTGATCCGGTAAGAGCACCAGTAACGCCTAGTGTTCCTCCTACTGCAAGGTTACCTGCTAGTTCAAGATCGTCCATCTCATAGACAACAGCACCAGATCCAGCTCCGTCAGTTGCAACAATCTTAGTTTGGCCCGCAGCTATAACTACATTAGCCCCAGATCCCTGTGAAAGGGTGAGTGCGGCACTGGTCTCATTTCGCATGATCCAAGTGTGGGATAAAGTGTTAGGTGCAAGAGTTACCGTACAGGCTTGTCCCCCACCAGTTAACCGTAAGAAGGTAGAACGGAACTCGTCCGTAGAGCCATCAGCCATTGTGATGGTATGTGTAGATGCGTTAGCGATTGCTTCAGAACCATGACCCATAGCCTCTGCTATAAGTTCAAGATTTGTGTTGGTCTCCGTGCCCCAACTTCCTGAAGAGTCGCCCGTTGCTATTTCTTTTAATCGTAAGTCATTTACATAAGTAGCCATTTGTTATCCTCACGCTGCAATATCAGTCCAACTAGGCGTTTGCGTAGTGGACACTGTGCTCCAACTAGGCGTTTGCGTAGTGGATACAACACTAAAATTTGGTGTCTGCGTAGTTGATATACCAGTCCAACTAGGCGTTTGTGTAACAGATACAGCACTATAATTCGGTGTTTGGGAAGTATCTATGTTACCCCACACAAGAACGGATTGTACTGCCCCAGTAGCAAAAACACCAGTAACAGGAACACTATTCACTGTCTGAACTGTCTGACTACCTATTGCAGAGGTTCCAACCAGACCTGTAACAGATACATTTGCTTTTGCAATTACAGACTCATCACCTAACGCACTTGTACCTGCTAGGCCAGTGACAGAAGCAGTTGCTTTCGCAATTACAGATTCGTCACCCAACTCACTTGTACTAGATAATCCTGTAACGGATACATTTGCTTTTGCTACTACGGACTCGCTACCTAAAGCAGAAGTCCCAACTAATCCTGTAACGGATACATTATTATTTGTTATTAAACTTTCATCGCCAAGTGCAGAAGTTCCAACAACCCCGGTTACTGATACATTAGCCGCACATATTACAGATTCATCACCAAGACCACTGGTAGACGCTACTGCCGATACACCAACTATTGCTGCGCCTATAACCGCAGAGGGGGCGTTTACTGCTCCAGTTCCTTCTACCCCTGTGGCAGAAGCAGTGGCCTTTGCTATTACTGACTCACTACCTAAAGCAGAAGTTCCTGCTACCCCTGTAACAGATACAGTAGCCTTTGCTACTACCGACTCACTACCTAAAGCAGAAGTCCCTGCCACCCCCGTAACAGATACGTTTGCTTTGGCTACTACTGACTCACTGCCAACAGCAGAGGTTCCTACTACTCCTGTAACATTAACAGGTAAGGCTGTGCCCCAAGCTCCTTCGCCCCAAGCACCTCTACCCCAACCGTTAATATTTGCCATACTACGCTATCCGTATGATCGCATTACTCGCATCTGCTGTCGGAAACACTATAGTAAAATCTCCTGCCGTAGAGGTCTTATCTCCACCGAAGTCAAGAACACAAACAGATGTATCGCCAGAAGTATCTTCATTAAAGATTAATGCCCCTCTTGCAGTCAACGTTGCTGAACTAAAGGTAGTATCTGCGAAGTCAGTAAACGCTGTAGTGCTGCTAGTTGTAGGATCAACCCGTGTTAACGTGTTACCTTTTGCTGTGTACCCTGTTCCAGATACTTCGTTGGAAGTGGTATAAGCAGTGGTGCCTGCCCCAAGACTTGCGGAGCTTGTATACATTGCCAACTTAAATGTATTACCACCACTATTTAAAAAATTGTGCTTTGCTTCCATCAGTTCTTTTTTGAAGCTAGTACACATCGCTTGAGATATAGACATTAAATCCTCCTAATTATTTTTGCCAAATCACCTTGTTGGTTTTTCTCTAACGTGCCAGATAAGGTAGTTCTATCACTTTTAATTGCTTCTTTCATATAAAAAACAATCGTATTAAACACTTGCTTTTTAAATGCCTCTGCCTGTTCCTGTATTGCTGGATGACAATCGCCCCCCACAGATACAATACGTTGTGTGGCTCGATCTGCCCAGAACTCTACATCATGCCCTTTATACTCGGTAGTCTCTACTCCTACTACTCCAGTTTGCGACAAACCCATTTCAATATTAAACATTAGTTTACACCTATTCTAGGTTGTCCAGAACGGTATGTATCAGCTCGTAATTTACCATCCCCCAGATTTTTTAATAGCAAAAGAGAATCATTGTACATTTTATCATACACAGCAGTAATATCTTGTTCACTTTTTAAGAACCTAGCAGCCTCTACCAAAGAGCCGTTAAGAAGTGCTGAATCAAATTCAGTGCCTAACCAAGGGGTAGAACTAGCGGTAACAATAGATTCTGGATAGTACCCATAATGTAATTCTGTTGTATACGCACTATTAGGTGTTGGGCCTAAAATAAAAGATGTTTGGTCAAAGAGAGCATAGTGTTTAGGAACTCCTGTGGTGGCTGCAACAGGGTAAGCCTCTCGTATGAAATTAACATCTTTGTTTAAAAGAAATATGTAGTTACTACTAGAATCAATAATTGACAAACTATAAACATATAAAAAGTCAGTGGGCACTGTTAAATACTTTACTCCAGATGTTATCGTACCAGTTACGTTTTTACGCAAGGCAGGAAACTGTACAATGTTATATATCTTTTGTTCTGCTTGTTGTATAAATAAATTAAGTTGATCTGTAGTAAATGAATTTTCTACAATGTCTTCAATGTTTGTTTTTAACTGTGCATATGTCATAGTCATGTTGTCACCGTAACTGTGCCTACACTGCCTGTGCCTACTAAAGTATTTGGAACTAGATTATCATAAAAGGATGTAGGACCGCCAACTGGATTCCACCCCCACTGCGTTACCCTACTACTTGTGGACCCTGCATCACCTAAACTTTTATCAGGTCTCGGGTCACGGATAGCTTGTGGGTCATACACAGGAAACTCGCCTAACTTAAGTTGGGGGTGATCTTCATTCCAACATTCATTACAGGCTTTTAAATGAGTATTTCTACCTTTCTCTACTATATCTCTAAGGGTTTTTAACTTATATTGAAAACCACAAATATCGCACTCAGCTATTGCACGCTTGTTAGAGGCAAACCTAGTAGACATTAGGAATATCCTATACGCGGTACAAATCTAGCTGGAGCCTTAACCCTATCTTCAGCAGCAGCTAAAGCAAATTGTTCTTCATAAGTTTCTTTTAGTAAAGGTATTCTAGGTGCAAGTTCTGGATCTTTCATAGCTATATGGTATGCAAGCCCTGCAACAAGACACGGTAAGAATCGAAAGTTCATGTCTGCTGTTTCAATACCACTACCAGCATCTTGTATCCTACGCATTCTATAATACTTAAATACATAGTGATTACTTTTGTCCGGCACAGGCCATAAATTTATTTTAGGTGCATCCACCAGCCTTTCTATGTATACCTGTATGGGTCTACCACGTATTAACTTGTTAGGAATAGAAGCATAAGTGCTTACACTAATACGTGTTATGTTAAGATCAGATTGTGTCGGATAGGTGCCACTATCGGTGCGTATGACTTGTTCTAATAAGTCAATAGTATCTGCGGGGAGAGTATACTGTCCTGTGCCTTCTATTAGACTGACAGTGCCCTCATCTATAGTAAAAAGATTTATACCTCTGTTCTGCCATTCTATTGTCATTAGATTCATAGAACGTCTAGCTGTTCTAAGGTCATAACCAGAACGCATCTCACGTCCAGCTCTTTCCCAAGCCTCTTCAGCTATTTCGGTAAAATCCATATCAAACGCGGTAGTACCTGATGTAGCCATAATTATTCCCTACACATACAAAGTTTTTTTACGTCTACCTTCCATCACTTCACCGCAGCCTTTAGCTATAGATCGTGTACCTTTATTTAAACCACCTTCTCTCATGTTTCTTACTTTAGCTTTTGGTGTGTTTGCTACCACGGTTTTTCCTTTTGCCCCAGCTTTCTTTTTCTTTCTGGCAGTAGTAGCCCTCTCACTCTGACTCAGTGATTGTGCTTTGCTTT